TCTGTCAGGGGAACAGGAGAAGTGGTCAGACAATTTCGTAAGGCCTCTAATAGAACACCTGATTTCTCAATCAGAGAATTCGGAGGAACGGGCAGAAATCACCCGATTCTTTTACGATGAAACCACAGAGGGTATTCGTCGAGTCGCCGCTGAGCGTCGGAGACAAATCGAAGAAGAAGGTTGGTCCTTGAAACATGACGACAACCATCTCCGCGGGGAGTTATCCGACGTAGCCGCCTGCTACACCATTCACGCCGGTCGTCTGAGTGGACTCCCGTCCCTATGGCCCCGATCCTGGAACCCTTCCTGGTGGAAACCGACTACGCGTATTCGGGACCTGGAGAAAGCCGGGGCTCTTATTGTCGCTGAGATCGACAGATTACTACGTGAGGAGGAACGACATGAACCACAGTGGTAGTAAGACCCTGATAGTGGCAATAGGTCGTCGGGGCGGGTCTCGTTCTCGGCAACGGTTTTCTCGACGCCAGAAAACAGGCGAAACAAGTCGCGGCTGAATCACGTTGTGAACTGGCTTACCTGTGGGTCGTTGATACCCTTCACGAGATTCCCGTTGAAGAACGTCGGGGCGCCTCACCACTCCTAGCGGACAAGTGTCCCTGGGACTTGAGGGAGCGGTAGTGATGAACTGGATTCTAGTCGCGTCGTTGGCAGTGGTAATTCTGGCGCTGATATTGAAGAATCTCAGGATCTCCCGAGAACTTCGTAATTGTCGGCGGTATCGTGACCACCTGAGTAAACTGTGGGATGAGGAATGTGGGGTCTCCTGGCCGGAAGGAAAGTCCCAGATGATCGATATTACCTGCGCCGAGGATGAACGACCCCGTTATATGTTGTCTCACAGACCTCAATGGCTCAGAGAGTTACTGTCGAATATGCAGGCTTCCAGCAATGAGGACAACCGAGACTCGTAGGCGTCCCTCAGAACCCGTTCCGCTAGGGTTGCTGCCACGAATCTGTCTAGATTCTCTCCACGGTAATTATCCAGGGGCCAACTCGGGACCTCAGGAACTGACTCCACACACGGAACCGGGATTGGCACCTTGATGGTGTGGGTTACTACCTTTGGCGGGGCAGAACACCCAGACAGAAGCAGGGCCAAGCAGATCAACGTTCTAACCATCCCCGGATCCTTATTCTCGCCGCCTCGGCGTCGTCCTCAGAAGCTGGACGAGAATTCATTATCTTCGCGGCCTGGTCCTGGGCTACATACGTTCGGGCCAGGGATAACTCCTGGGCCTCCTTAGCCGCCCGCTGGCGGTCCGCGGCGATGCTCTCCCATACACCCACCTGGATTGAGCACGACTCCGCCGCAGCGGTCGCCTGATCCCGTTCCACCCCACACGCCTCTAGGGCCTGAGTGGCCTTTTCTGATTTCTGTCGGTAGTTCCGGGCTGACAGGTGGCCCCAGGTCCCCCACACCAGCGACAGCACCAGAGCCACGACCAGGGCGGTCAGGATTTATCTTTTCAACCATTCTTTGAACCATTGCCTGAGTCCTGTTAGGGGGGCCTGTTTATATCGGGCAGCAATACGGTCGGCCACCAGGAAACCAGAAACAAAAACCGAGATAGTATAAATCACCCCAAAACTCCAGTACGTCGAAACCCGTCAGAAAAGAATCAAACCAGAAATCATCCATCCCTTTCCTCCACTGTCCAGGACTCACAGAGTTCAGAGTTAGAATTCCCCCTTATCACGAGTCCCGGGAGGACTACTTTTTCCCGTCCACTGTTCCTAGCCTCCACTTGGGATTTTCTCTGCAGGCCCCGATCCAATCCCCCGAGAGAGCCTTGCGTCTCATGGTACTAGTCGCGTACGAGGAAGTTCCCTTATTCCAGCCGAAATCGATGAGACTCGCCAGTTGAAATTCCGTCCCCGAGTCCCAGGTGGGGGTGAGGATTTCATACTGGACTCTGTGAGAATATACCTTCGCTTCTCTAGGTTATAGCAATCTTCGGGGGAATAATCGCCCCGGTCACCCCGTTGCACACGGTCATCAAGCGTTGCACCACGCGCTCCTGCGGCGTCATCGCCAGAACGCCTCGCGGTATTCGGGCGCGCGCTGGAACACCTGCCGCACGTAGCTGCGGTTGATGTCGTAGGCGCTTTGCCCGTAGCCTTGCCACTTGGCCCGGCTCTTGGTGCTGTAGAGCTCCACGTTGCCGAACCAGACTTGCGGGTCGCAGGCGGCTTGGTTCTGGCACAGCAACCGATCCTTCAGCGCCCCCGCCGTGCCGCCATTGTAGGCCGACAAGGCGAAGGCCCAGGCGTCGTCCACACCGGCTGCCAGCGGGCGCATGCGGTTGAACAAGTCGCGATCCACCAGCACGAGGCCCGCCAGTTGATACCCCGCGTCATAGCGCGCGGCCCACGTCCAACCGCGCAGCTCGGGGTGCGCGGCGCGGAGCTCGGCTTGCTTGTCAAACCGCAGCGAGCCGTCGGCGTTGTAGGCGCGCGTCACTTGCCCGAAGCCGATGCCATTTTCCCGGCTCGTCTTGAGCTCGGCTCGTGGGCTCCAGCAGCGGCTGTGCGTGAGGCTGATGCACGTCTCACGCTCGATCTGCGCCGCCATCCGCTCAGGCGCGGGCGCGTCCGCCCAGTAGGCCCCGATGGCCATCAGGAGCATCGGGGCGAAGGCGTAAGCGCCTGTGGGGATCATCGCGCCGCCCAGTGCACAAAGCCGTTAAACAACAGCCCGACAAACAGAATCAGCGCGGCCGCAATCAAGGCCGCCGCCATGTCGCCCTTGGCGGCGCGCTCTAGCCACTCGGACAGCCGAATGGTGGGGAATGTGATCTTGGACAGGATGATCGTCAGGCCGCCCAGGACAGCGCCGAAGGCCGCCCAGGATAGCAGCGTCAAGAGCATGCGCCAGTCGGCCACACCGAGCACGACCGCGCCCAACGCAATCAGGAGCCAGGCCGACTTGTCGAGCAGCGCGCGCACGCGGATGAGGTCTTGCTGTTTCAGAGACATGGTGAGTCCTTATTTGACGAAGAAAAGTGCTTTCCAGAAAGTGGCGATGGCTGTCCACCCGCCCAGCGCGTAAACCAGCGCCCCGAGCAGAATGAACACAACGCCCCGTCGCAACAACGAGGCCAGGCCGCCCAGCACCAGCTTGCCGGTGTTTTCGGTGGCATGACGCTGGAGGGCGTTAATGCCCGCCAGCCAGAACTTGGTGGCATTTTCTTCAGTCATGGCGTCTCCTAGGCCTTTGTGGACGGCGGCCGCTATGCGCGACTCCAACTCAACAAAAGTGGATTCCGTCAACCGAACTTCGGATTCTGGCGGCATGGTGTCTTGGGGCATTTTGAACTTCTAAGTTAGGCGAAAGTGATCGACAATTGCGCAGCGTTGAAGCGGGGTTGTGGCCCGCCGCCCGCCACCGTCCGGGGCGCGTCCAACGCCGCCCAGAAGAGCATGTTCCCGCCACTCGATGCATCGTCCAGCCGGAAGTGTGACACGGTGCCCCACCCGGCTGAGGGCGACGGAAAGATCACGGGGTCGTTGTTGCTCGTCTTGCCGCTGGTGCCGCTGCTCGCGGTCATCGTGCCGTCGCCCTGGGTGCCAGACCATGCCACCATCGTGCTCGGAATCACGGCCGGCGCATATCCAGCGCCCGAGACCTCGGTGCCACCGCCCGCGTTGGTCGGTGCACTCGTGAGCAGCCGGAGATACTGGTTGTTCGGCCACGTGTACGCCTGCCCGCGCCAGATCAGGTCGATCAGCTTGTTTGACAGCCAGTCGGACAGCCCACCCGTAGCCCCCAGCGTCAACTGGATTGCCCCTGGGTCAAACTGGATCGGGTCCTGATCAGCGAGCACGAGCGGCGTGACCAGTGGCGCCCACATCCACGAATTGCCGCCCGTCAATGCGTCGTAAAAACCAATGGCCTCGACCGTGATCGACCCGCCTGCAACCCCGAAATCAACAGCGTCGTTATTGCTCGTCGCATGAGAAGTGCCCGAGCTTGCTGTAACTGTGCCCGGCCCCTGAGTACCAGCCCATGCAGCCAGACTGCGCTCGACAGCAACGCGCGAATATCCGCTGATTTCTGTCAGCTCATCGTCCGCACCAGCAGACAGCAGCGACAAATGCCAGTCCGTGGGCAAAGGCAGGCCCTGCCCACGGATCATGTCGACCAGTTTGTTTTCACCGTAGTCCGTCAAATTCATTATGCACCCCCAGTAATCGAAAAACTCATGCGCAGCCGCACGTCTGCGGAAATCGTCGACCCGCCCTTGGGCCTGATCCGCACTCGCCCGTCAAAAGCCGGGTAATCAGCAAACGTGATCGTGACGCTGTCGTCCAGCGGAAGCCACTCGCTGTATGCAGTGCCGCCCCCGTACTGCCCCGCCCCTTCAACCGTGTACGGCCCGATACCATTCGGCCAGGTCCACGACGGGTTGGGGTTGTCCCAAAAGCCCACGGGGATTGAGCGCCGTACCTGTATCTCGTAGCTCTCGCCAGCCTCCGGGACCGGTCTCGACAGCCACTGGCCCGCCACGTCGCGCAGCTGAGCTGAGCCTGCTACACCAGGCTGCAATACACCACCCGTAACCCCACCGCCGCCAGTTGCCAGCTGGCCGTCCGCGCCAAAACGCACGGTTGCAGGCGGCGCAGCCCACATGCCAGTACTGACCACTGTTATGTCCGACAATTTCACGACGCCGGGCGGCAATGGCGGGCCAGGCTCGCTTGGCCACGGCGCGAATTGGTCCGGATCGTCTGCGGCGCCCAGCAGGTGGTTATCAACCGTGTGTACCGTGTCGTTTTCTACCACCGCGTACATTTCATACCGCTGCTCACCGCGTGGCCGGATCGCTAGCATTTTGCAAATCTCGCCCAGCTCTTGGCCATTGGTGAGGATTATTCTGGTGCGCGCTTTTCCCGACTCTCGCGTGCGGATCGGGAAGTCCGGCAAGGCGCTCAGGTTTTATGCTCCACTCGTCTGGCCCAGGGTATACCCGTATGGGGTCAGTCAGCGATCCGTCAGGCCGCACCAGTACAGCCGACATTGCGCCGTCAATTTCAAGCTGCTCGGACGTGCCCAGCGCTAAAGTGCTCGCGTCCCATGTCACCGCGTCAGCGCTTTTTGTGGCGTTGTGCAGCACCGGCGAAAAAGCACCGGCGCGCCAAAGTGCACCAGTGATCCTTCCAGCTCACACTGCCACTGCGCGTATTTTCTGCGCAGCGCATTCACCGCAGCTTGATAGAGCCCCTCGCGCTCTGCGTGAGTCGGACCCGTGATCCCAGGCATTTGCAAAAGCACGGGGTTTTCCATTACGGGCAGTGACGCATTGTATCTGTGATCATTGGGATTCGTCACCGTCCGACCGGGCTGCGGGCACTCGATCTGTAGCCAGTCAAATGCGTTGTGATCAAAATACTCGACGATAACGCCGTCAGCGGTTTCTTCCGTCGTCTGCAGGTATTGATATGAGCTGGACCCCTTTATTACATTGCGCGGCGTGAATGCGGCAATGGGGAAGTCCATTCGCTCGTCGCGGATCACAGAGCGCATGCCGTTGCGCCGGATGGGGCTGGACCTGCATACGCGAGCGATCGTCATGTCGCCCTCGAAACTCGATATGCGGCTGTCGAAAATAATATCGAAGCGGTCTCGTCGCTGCTCGCACGTCTGAGCGATCCGGTAGACGCTTTTCAGGTCGATCCGGTCCAGCGGGATCCGGTCCCCGTACACCGTGTTTGTCCATTTGTCCAGCAGCGCCCACATGGGGTTGCGCGTCGCGACCAAGCCACTCATGCCACCCGCTGGCGACCACGTGCGTATTTTGCGCTGCCACACAACGCCGATCTTGCGCTGGCTCGCGCCGCTGATCTGCTCGCTGGCGCGTATTTTCACTTCTAAATGAGTCACTGTTGGCGCAAGCGGGACCGCGCCTTTCAGGTAGCCCCGAAGCCCAGCCCACATGACCTGATCGTAAATATACTGGTCGTCCTCTTCTTCCGTCAGCCGCCTCATGCGCACGGCAATACGCTCAGACGGTAGCCCTGCAGGCAGATCAAACGCAAACGACCTGCGCTGCGGCGTGAGCGTAGACGCGCGCACTGTCTGCACGGGTACGGTGATCCACTCGCCCAATGGCGTAAATGCGTCGTTGATCGGCCTGTAGCTGATCTCTATCTCAACGCTGCGCCCCTGTGGTTTGCCTGACTCTTTATCAATAACGCACAGCCCGCGTGGAAATACTACGTTCACGCGAAAGCTGCGCAGCCTGCGTCCAGGCGGGCATGCGGCAAATGGCCCCGCGAGCTCGTCAAATTTCACGACCTGATTCGCCACTTCGACCGCACTGACTACGTTGGGATCGACAAGAATGGGCTTCTGGCCGGGCCTCAATATTCTGTATTCAACGTCCGTGAAGCTGTTGATATCGCTGTTTCCAAGCAGCACCGCGCCGATATCGTACTCACCGTGGCCGATGGCATAAAACCCGTAGAAATACTCATCACCGTCTGGGTTTGTCTCGGTGGAAAACTCCGTATACGGCTGAGCCGCGTAGTCTGGATATGTCCGCAGCCTGCCGTAGCCGACGGGGATCGGCTGATTGAGCCGGGCTTGATTGCCCGCCATGGCAACGCTGTAGGTCGGACTCGCCTGCGCAACTTCGTTTTGACCTGCGCCTGCAGGTTTGGGCATGATCAGCGCATTGATCAGCGCTGTACCGACAAGCATAATGCCGGCTGACACCAGCGTTGCGGTGATTCCTGTCAAGCCCAGAAGCGGCCCTGAAATCCACGGCGCAAACACCGAAAGTGCAATAGACGCAATGACGCCCAATATGGACCGCGTGCCACCGCCCATGACGACCGAATGCAGCTCAACCACGTCGCCCATCTGTATCGTCCGGCGCATCCAGTACTCGCGCTTGAGCGGCAAGCCGTTGACGACACAGACCCAGGGGAAACGCTCGGTCGGCGCGTGATCAACAATCAGATCCCCGACGCGCGGCAATATCTGGATCGGGTCAACGCCCGGCAACGGGTTTGCGTAGACGTTGATAACGGGTTTACGCATGTCGCCACACCTCAAATCTGGAATAGCCTCGCTGCGCCATTTCCCTCATGTCGTGCAATACCTCTACTCCCGCAATGTCGTCTGCGTGAATCAAGTGGATCCCGCCGTTCCCACTGATCGCGACAGATATATGTTTTCCCCAAGCGCTATTGCAAAGCACGGCGTCAAATTCCTGCAACTCGCCGTCAACCTTGTGCCAGCCCATGTCACCCACGATCTCGCGAATTGCTGTCGCGTTGCTGCCCTGCCCTATCGACAGCGGCGGCAGCTCGTGCCCACCATGCGACAGGATTGCACGCGCCAGCCCCCAGCAGTCGTACTCGTCCGGACCTTGCCCACCCGCCGCGTAGGGTTTGCCGATATATTGCACCGCGTAATGCATCACCGCAGCCCCGGATATTCCCGGATCGTGTAGTCTTTGCCGGGGAAGCCCCGGTTGATCGGGTCGTCGTAGCCCGCCCGCGCAGTGACGGTCGTCTCGCTCACTTGCACGTCGCGCAGCACAAGCTTCAGCGGCGGCGTGATGGCCGGGGCATCCAGCTGGTCGGAGCAGTAAACCCGCTCGACAATGTGGATCTGGCCGCCGTCGCGCATGGCAGCGTCCAGTTGCCCAGCCACCAGCGCGCTGACGCCTTGGATCTGCACTTGAATAGAAGGCGACGCCGCATTGTCGGATTCTTCCGGCGCGACCACGTTGACCGGACAGGCCACAAAGGTCACGGGGTCGCCCGTTTCCAGCGTGGCGCTCAGGTCGTTGTAATCGTTCACGATTAGGATGCGCTCCTCGAATGAGGGGTGCATCAACTCGTAGGTGTAGAGGATGGCGCGGTCGGCTGGGGCGCTGGCCGCCGCCTCCGCGTATGCGTCAGTCATTGAAATGCCGTATATCTCGTCGCTCATATCCGCTTCTCAAAGAGCCATTGCAGACGGTTTGTAGTGCTCATGCCGAAGCGCCGTATCTCAGACCCGGAGCGCAGTCCTGTCTTCAACACGTGCTCTATTTCAAACCGGTCTCGCTGCTGGCGATAGCAAAGGGACGTGCCGCGGACATAGGTCAAGATCGCGTCCGCTTCGCCCGTCATTGTGATTGTTTTTATATCCAGAAAAAGCTTTGGCGTCACAACGTCCGGCGCGAGCATTTCAGTGACCCGTTGCTGGGCTGTCGTCGAGTAGTACGTAAACCGCCAGTCCTCGTCCGTCTCTTTGTAGACCAGATTCCAATCAAGGTTTGAGTTGAAGCAAAAGCTCAGCGCTTCAATATCCACAAGCCCCGACACCAGCGTGTATTCCCGTGCGTTTCCCAAAGACCGCAGCTTTATCGAAAGCGAGTCGGGGTCCCAATACGCTTCCCAGTCTTGATAGTCGTTGCCCTGCGAAATATCCTGTACATCAACGCCGCCACGCTCGCGCGAGCGCGTACGCACGGTGTCATAAGAGCGGGGCGGCAGGAAGTCTCCAGCGATTGGTGCGGGCGACAGCGAATTGAACGGAATCATCGGTTGGCGAGAGATATTTTCAGCGTCAGCTTGAATTCATTGAGCGCGGTTTTGTCGAATGCGGGGTCAAAGCCGATTTGTAGGTTAAGGGCGTCAACAGTTTGTATATAGCTTTTGACGCCGGGCAGCACTCTACTTGTATCCCACGTCACTTGTCGCGTCGCGGTTTTTGTGCCCTGCGAGTGGCCATAACCGCTTACTGCTGTGGCATTTATTGATGCGCCCGATGGGCCGCTACCTGTTGCTGATGTTATCGCACCAGCAAATATTCTGTGATAGCTAGACTGGTTACTCACGCCGCCGAGTAAAATGACATCCCACATATGACTTCCACCTAAATTATATGGCCGCACAATATAATCCGTTGTCACACCGTCGAGCACCACTTGACCTGTGGCGTCAGTCAGCATTGGGAAAACGTCTATCAGATAAACAATGTGCAACTCGTCAAAAGCCGTGACAGATATCTGCGTGGGCTGACCATTATTATCCAGAATCAGCGCGCGCGAATACAGCGTCCCGCCCGAAGCGGCAGACGACGCCAGCCCCACTTCTGCAATATTCCCGACGACAGCGCCCTGTGCGAATTTGCGCTTGAAGCCAGTTGTCACCTCATACGGGGAATTCGGGTTATAAACAACGCTGTTAGCGCCGTCAGCAGTGGCGGTGCCTGCCAAAAACGACCCCAGTGCGGTGTCGCTTTCACTGGGTACGCCAGACCCCGTGCCGACATGGATCGCTGTCAAAATAGTGCCGCCCGTCAGCATTTGGTCAAAGCCGCCCTGCGTAATCAGGTTTGTAAACGGCCCGTGCTCCCACAGCTTATTGCCCTGCGGGTCCAAAGAATATAAAATCACCCGGCCCCGAATCGTTGCGCTAGCATTAACTTGCATTTATATTTCCTCAAACATTCGTTAACGACGCCGCTTCAATGTCGTATGCGGCATTCAACTGGTCGCCGGTCTGATCGTGGCTGACCACGATATCCGAAAGCGACGCAGAGTCAACGTCATATGCAGCGTCCAGCTTCTCGAAGCCGGCGTTTTGGTATATAACTAAATCCCGCAGTGACGCAGAGTCAACGTCATATGCAGCGTCCAGCTTCTCGAAGCCGGCGTTTTGGTATATAACTAAATCCCGCAGTGACGCAGAGTCAACGTCATATTCGGCATTGATACTGTCTCGCGCCACCACTGGATATAGCGCGGACGTGAGCACGCCGACGTTAGCCATGGGCATGTCGCCCCGCCCTTGCAGCTCGACCTCGCCCGACACCTGCCAGTAGCCCTGACCGTCAAGCCCGCCGCCTATCAATTGCCAGCGCGGCGGATCGACAAAGCGCACCGAATGCGGTCCACGCCCCCACGGCATGGGCCAGTTGACGGCGAAAAACCCACCACCCCACACCAGCCAGTAGTCGTACCAGTCGCGAAATATCGCGGCCTGCGTAGGCGTGAACGTGAATTGCACGCTCCTGCGCCCCTGCCGGTCCCGGCTGATCGGGCGCATGACTTCGCGATTGATCGCCCGGCGCTCTGCGGGCGTG